GGTTACAACAATCAAAGAGACTGTTGAAACATTCAGCAAGAGCGTAGATACTCGTATTTCAGAATTGGCAGATCAGCATGCAGCACTTTCAAAGGCTGTAGAAGATATCAAGAACACCATCGACACAGTCGAGAAGCGTGTTGACGCAGTCGAATCAGAGACTGCAATTAAGAAGTCCTCGGACCTTGGCGGGTCTCAGGAAGTAACAATAAAGAAATCAAAATGGAACGGTTCTTTCCTCGGTTCCGTAAACGAACTCTTTAACTAAAAAAGGTAGGTGAAAATAAAACAATGAGCAATGAAACATTAGAAAAAGCAATTGCAGCAGGTACAACTGCTACAGCTACATTTGCATCCACAACTGGTGGAACAGGTGTACACCGTGCTTCCGAAAACGGAAATGGCGGTTTGCTTAATCCAGAACAATCAGCTCGCTTCCTAGACTACATGTTCGACGCTACCGTAATTGGTAAGGTCGCACGTACTGTCCGAATGAGAGCAGATACAACTGAGATTGATCGTATGTCAGTTGGCGAGAGACTTATGACTCTTGCTACTGAAGGAGACAATACTGGCTCAAACGCAGCAGTAACATTCTCCAAGATCTCTCTTACAACAAAGAAGCTTCGCTTGGATTGGGAGCTTTCAACAGAATCTCTTGAAGATAACATCGAAGGTGCAGATCTTGAAGATCATATTGCACGTATGATGGCAACACAGGCAGGTAACGACATTGAAGACCTAGTTCTCAATGGAGATACAGCTAGTGGAACAACTTTCCTAACTGCATTTAACGGTGTAGTAAAGAAGGCTAAGACATCTGGTCGTGTTGTTGACGCAGCAGGCGCAGAAGTTTCTCGTGCAGTATTCAATTCAGCACTTAAGGCTATGCCTCGTAAGTACAAGCAACGTCGTAATGACCTTCGCTTCCTTGCAGGTTCAAACCTAATCCAGGATTTCTTGTACAAGAACAGCATCACTGCTGGTACAGCAAATCCAGAAGATATCGCTTCAAGCGTTATCCGTGGACAGCAAGTAGCCCTTGGTGGTCCAGCAGGATTCGTAGCACCATTCGCATTCGGTATTCCGATTGTTGAAGTGCCACTTCTTCCTGAAACACAAACTGGAGATTACTCTGGAGCAGCTGGTTCACACGGCGACATCCACTTGACATTCCCAAATAACGTAGTTATTGGAATCAAGCGTGACGTTACTGTTTACCGCTTCTTCTGGCCAAAGAAGGATAGCATTGAATATACAATGTTTACCCGTGTTGGCACACAAATCGAGCAGGCAGACTGCTGGGTTGTTGTAAAGAACGTTAAGGTCGCTTCCTAATTTATAGGATTTAGATCCGCTGAAAAGCCCCTAAATTAAATTTTGGGGGCTTTTCCTTTTAATTTAACAATGCTATAATTGAATTACTTAGAGCAAGGAGTATATATGTCATTTGAGACATTAAAAATAGCAGAACTAAAAAAGATAGCTGAAGATTTCGGGGTAGAAATTGAAGGCTTAAAGAATAAAACTGATATTATTGCAGCACTCTCAGAAGAGGGAGTAACTTGGTCGGTATACCAAAAGACCGTACAGAGCCTAGAAGAGGAAGAAGATATGGCTATTGAAACACCAGTAAAGCCAGACACAAAGAAGAAGAATGCAGAAGACGCAGTTCTAGTAAAAATGGAACGTCAGAATTATAGTTATCAAACACATGGCTTTACATTTACAAAAGAGCATCCTTATGTCGCTATGGACAAAGATACTGCTCAAGAAATTTTTGATAAGGAGGAAGGTTTCAGATTAGCAACCCCTAAAGAGGTTCAGGAATTCTACCACTAATCTAAGCCTTTGAAATGGCAGAGATATTACTTAATTCACAATCTCCAGTAACACATCAGGTTTTTTGGAATGGAGATATAACCACAGCAGACTCTTTACCTATAGTAAAGTTGTTTGATGTTACAAATGATCCTGCTATTTCTCCAACATTAAATCCGTCTACTGTATTGGCTACACTATATTCAGTAGCAGACGAAAATAACCCAGGAACCTATGTAGTGTATATTCCATATCAATATACAAACAGGAACAGGACTTTGCGCCTTCAATGGGAATATAACGTTGGCGGAACGGCAGTAACAAGATCTGACGAAGTGTATGTAGTAACACCATATGTAGACTTTAACCATGTCCAGGATTTGGGATTTAGCACAGATTCTTCTGATCCAAATTACAAGTCTTATAAAGAATTAGTCAGGGCAGAAAAATATGCTCGTAAGCAAATAGAACAATATACTGGACAAAATTTCTATTTATATGATGATCTATATGTAATATATGGATATGGTTCAGATGTTCTTCCACTTCCAGCAAAGATACATGAGCTTCATGAGCTCTATGCTAATGATGATTTGCTAATTGATAATATTGAAGGTATTTCAAATCTAAGCTACAATGTAATTATTGCAGAAAGTGGATACGGAATTAGAATAGATAGATCTAGCATAGTTGATAATACTGTATATACTGCAAATGGAATGATTCCTCCATCTATATATGATTATAGCGGAGTATTTAAATCAAATGTGCCTTATAAAATTCAGGGACGTTTTGGGTGGGAAAAGGTTCCAGATGAAGTAGAGTTGGCGGCAGTCGAACTAATGAAGGACTATTTTGCTAAGGATACAGTATGGCGAAATAAGTACATAAAGAATATATCTACATTTGACTGGGATTTCGAATATACATCAGAAGCATATTCTGGAACAGGCAATGCCTATGCAGACAGACTGCTTGCTAATTATGTAATGGTTAGCAAGGTAGAGATAATCTAATGTTTGATCTCATAGACTCCGTCTTGTCTATGCAGTTGGATGTCTATAGACAATCTGAAATTCAAGACCCTGATACAGGCGCAATTAAGCGTGAATGGAATTATCATAGAACTGTTGATTGCCATGCAAAAGGTGTAATTAGTAACTCTGCAACAACACGCTCTAGTGATAAGCAGGTGTTTAGCAATAAGTATATGAACGATCAAATAATTCAAGTTCGTACTTCAGACAAACTTACCATGCGTGAGAAGGTTACAAATATAAGAGATAAGTCTGGAAATGTCATATGGGCAGAAATAAATTTCCCAACAGAGACACCAACTGTATTTGAAGTAGTTGGAGTAACTCCAGTTACGGATCCATTTGGAACAGTTATTGCATATAACTCATCTATGAAGAGATCGGAGAATCAGCAAATTGGACAATAGTGTAATGTTAGTCCAAGCTGCTAGCGGACTAGAGAGATTAATGGTGGGCAATAGAAATAATGCCATGCTAAAAGATTCTACAGTTGCTCAGATATCGGCATATATGTATTACAACGCACAAGTAATATCTAAACTTACTACAAATAAAGCATTCCAGTCTAAATTTTCATCAGTTATATTTGCTCAAATAGATAAGGATTTTGGAGAGTATATAGATGCTATTGCCCGCAGTCGTCCTAAATCACTGCACCATGTGTATGAATGGAAAAAGGTTGGTAATAAAACAGCTAGATTATTTGATTTAAAATTACTTTCTCAAGAAGGATTGTCATTTAAATTAGGTTATCAGTTCAAGCCATCTAAGTCTTTTGTGCCAGCAAGTGGTCAATCTAGACGCAGACACGTATTCGTAGACAAAGCCTCAATTATGGAGGCTGGAACTCCATTAGTTATCTCTCCAAAATATGCAGAAAGATTAGTTTTTGAAATAGACGGAGAAACAGTATTTATGCCTAAAGGTCAATCTGTTAAAGTAAGACGCCCAGGTGGAACAGCAGCAACAAATCAATTTACGCTTGCACATGGAAGATTCTTTAGCAGCAATTTAGTTGGACTATCAATTCGTAAATCTGGCTTTCAAAGAATATTTAACGCTGGAATGGCTAAAGCTTTGAGCATTCCTACAAATATTAAAAGAATACAATTTTCATTTAGCCCAAACGCTATTAGAAGCCAAGCAGATGCAGCCCTAGCACAGTCATTTGGAGGAGTATTATGACAGCCAATTATAAATTAGATGCCATGCTAGAACTGCGTAAGTTCTTATGGAACGAATTAAAGACTCGTAAAATATTTGATGAAGATGATTATTGGTCAGATAATTTAAATGAGAATGTGATCCCAATTGTTCCTGTGCAGCAAACCGCTGAAATGAATCAATTTTTGAGCGGGAAGAAGCATATAGTCTATGACAAGATAGGCATGTCCTATGAAGATAACTGGATGATATGCTGCGAGCAGATCCTATTTACCATATATTCAACAGACTTTGCTGAGATAAATGAGATTAGGAACTTTATGACAGATCAATTTAGACGTATGGATGAGTCAGCCAGAGATGTCAATTATTGGTCTGGACTATCAGACAAATTTAAATTCCATGCCATATTCTTGGCAGATATATCCCCTACCGCTCCTTCTGAGGAGCTTCAGGGATTTTTCTCTACAGACGTAATACTTGAAATCAAATATTCAAGAATCTTGGACTCAGTAGGCAGATTCCTCTAGGGTTTGCCTTTTGACCCTTTATAGCCTAAAATTGGATAAGAGGAAAGAAGCCTAGCCAGCTAGATTTTTTTAAAAATTAAATACCACGAATTCCAGGAGGTGGAAATAAAAACATGGCACAAAACGCAGGTAATGCTAAAAACATTCTCGTAGGTGCATCCCCATTGTTTATTTCGAATATCGATTCAACAACAGCAGGATATGCAACATATGAGAATTCAGAGCCAGGAACAACAAACGCAAGCGCATTTGTAACAGGAGAATCCTATACAACTACACTTAACGCAAAAGATTCTGGCACATTTTACTACAGAAACGTAGGATTTACCAACAACGGTCTTCAGATTACATATAATCCAACATATGATTCAGTAACCGTAGACCAGTTGCTTGATACAGCTAAGCTGTTCAAGTCAGCGATGGAGGTTATGATCGCAACAGAAATGTCAGAAGGCACACTAGAAAACGTTCTAGTTGTATTCGGACAGCCAGATGATCCAACAAATAACACTGCAATTACTCAGGACAACACCATTATCTCAACAGGTACTGGTACATCCAAGAAAGACACATTGGGTATCGCTGCTGGTGCTCTAGGTATCGCACCTACAGAGCGTCAGTTGGTAGCAGTTGGTCAAGCACCAACAGCTGCTGGATCAAAGACAGAGCGTGTATATTATGCACGTCGTGTTCTTTCAGTACAACAGTCACAGTTTACTTTGGCACGTTCTACTCCAACAACATTTCCAGTAACCTTCCGTCTTCTCCCAACCGCTATGTCGGGTTATGAGGGCCAGGAGTACGGCAAGATTATTGACCGTGTATTGGTAGCGTAATAGCTAACTAGTAATTAACAGGGGCCCCCGAAATTCGGGGGCTTTCTGCTTGTGTTTATAATATGCATTTGTTATAATGAATACAACTATCCATAAGGAGGATAAATTGGCTACAACCGTATATGATGTAGAAGAAATTCAACTACAAAATGGGCTTAACGTAAAGCTCAAACCATTATCAATTAAAGAGCTTCGTAAGTTTATGGAAGCAATTCAAAAGACATCAACTGTAACTACAGAAGGCGAAACACTAACAATTCTTATTGACGCATGTGCAATTGCCTTGGAGAAACAGCTACCAGATTTGGTAAAAGATAGAGATGCACTAGAGGATGTCCTTGACGTTCCTACAATGAACCGCATTCTTGAAGTTTGCGGAGGAATCAAGCTTGACGACCCAAACCTTCTAGCGGCAGCGGTTCTGGCTGGTCAGAACTCGATCTAGCCGCATTAGAGGGAGAAGTATTTCTCCTTGGACATTGGAAGAATTACCAGGAGCTAGAAGAAAATCTTTCAATGCCAGAACTACTGATGACTCTGGAGGCAATGCGAAAAAGAGAACATAATGAAAAAAAGTTCCAAGCATCGTTAAAGGGAGTAGACATTGGTGAATATCAAGAAGAGAGCAAGGGTAATAAGTTTGACGACATTCGTTTACGGGCAGCAGGAATAGATGCTACAGCAGACGATGTTGTTTCACTCCAAGGAGCATTTGCAGCAGAAGCTGGATTTGGAATTGGGGCAGGCTTAGGATACTCAAAGGAGTAATATAATAAATGGCTGATGAAGTAATCAGTACGAAGATAGTCGCTGATGCCGACTTCTCAAGTCTTATTGCCGATGTGCATAAGGTTACTGCCAGCCTATCTAAATTACAGGAAAATCTTGCTAACTCTAATAAGATGTTGGCAAACAATGTTGCTGTAATAAATAGAAACTTTTCAGACACTCTTAGAAGTACCAGCCAATTCTCATCACACTTTGTAAGCCTTACATCAGATGTAGAAAAATTTGGTAAAAATCTTGATAGCGGAAGACTAAAGCTTAGAGATTATTTTAGTACATATCAAGGTCATATAAAGACATCTGGTGGCCTTATCAGAGAACTTGCAAGACAGCAAGTTGCAATGCAAAATGCTATTCTGCAACCCTTGGGTCGTAATGCTCAAGGGCTTATGCAGTTTAACGTACATGTACCTAGAGGATTAGATGCAATAAAGAATAAGACCTCTCTTGCAAGACAAGAACTTGCAATTATGAATAAGGTTATTCAAGACGGTGCAGTTCAGCTTATTAACTGGGGTAAAAATACTCAGTGGGCAGGTCGTCAGTTAACAGTAGGTTTAACTCTTCCAATCACAGCATTTGGTAAAGCTGCAGCAGACGCATTTAAGGTAGCGGATCAGGAACTAACTCGTTTAACTAAGGTTTACGGAGATGTTGCTGGAACATCTGCTCAAGAACTAGGTAAAGTAAGAGCAGAAGTTGTTGCTACTGCAAAAGAATTATCTGCAGCATATGGAACTAGCTTTAGTGAAACAATTTCATTAGCGGCAGATATTGCTGCTACTGGTAAGCAAGGACAAGAGCTTTTAGATTCAGTAAAAGAAACAAGCCGTCTCGCAGTACTTGGTGAAGTAGATCGCCAAGAAGCAATGAAAGCAACCCTTGCAATTCAGTCTGCATTTAAGTCTAATACAGAAGAGTTAACAAATTCAATTAACTTTCTTAACGCAGTTGAAAACCAAACATCAACAACTCTTAATGACCTAGTAGAGGCTATTCCAAAAGCTGGACCAGTTATTAAAGGTTTGGGCGGAAGCGTACAAGATCTTGCACTATACCTAACTGCTATGCGTGAAGGTGGTATTTCGGCATCAGAAGGTGCAAACGCATTAAAGTCTGCACTAGCATCTTTAATTAACCCTACAGATAAAGCAGTTGAAAAATTTAAAACAATGGGCATAGACTTGCTAGGTATAGTAAATCAAAATGCTGGGAATGTTACTGGAACCCTCCTTGCCCTACAAGCAGCATTAGATAATTTAAATCCTCTACAAAAACAACAGGCTATCGAACAGTTATTTGGTAAATTTCAGTTCTCTCGTCTAAACGCATTATTTGAAAATTTAGGTCGTCAAGGTAGCCAGACACTACAAGTTTTAGATCTTATGAAGGCAAGCACTACAGATTTAGCTTCTGTAGCTGGCCGAGAATTAACAGCAGTTACTGAATCTGCATCTGGTAAATACCGCAGAGCCCTTGAAAGCTTGAAGGCTGATTTAGCTGGAGTGGGAGAACAGTTCCTAACAATTGGAACTAAAATTATTAATATTGTAGACAAAGCTCTAGACTTCTTTAATGGTCTACCTAAGCCAGTCAAAACCGCCATAACATTCCTTGGAGCTTTAACTGCTATGGCTGGACCTCTAATTATGTTAACTGGTCTTTTAGCTAACTTCTTCGGATATATTCTTAAGGGCGTAATGCATATGAAGGCATTCTTCAGAGGTGGAGAAGGATGGAAGTATTTAACTCCAGAAATGATTGCAGCAGAAAAAGCTGGCAAGATGTTGGAGCAAACATTTTATAGTGATGCAAAAGCAGCATCTATTCTACAATTAGCATTAAAGAATCTTATAGATGAATTTAGCATATTAGAAGCAAAAGCTAAGTCTGGTTCAATTTCTGTAAATCCAGCAGTTTCAACTATGGCTGGAAGCGTAATTATGGGAGCAGGCGGAAGAGTAGTAAATCCTCAACACCCATTAGTTGGTCCGATGGGAACTCGTGCTTCAACACATATGGTCCCTCGTGCTTCAATGACAGAAGAGCAAAGAATGTCTCAAACCATATTTGGTTTGGTTCCAGGATCTGTTCCAGTAAATAGAAAAATTGGTGATGCCCCACAGATTTACATGAATGATCCGTTGCCTTCAGTACCAGGACTTACAACAGTTGGCGGAGTTTCTACAGGTGTAGTATCTGGTGAAGCCGCTAGATGGCATGCAATGATGGGAACTCTTGCAATGCAATCAAAGGCAGAAATAGAAGCTTTGAAGAAACAAATTGCTACAACTGGAGTTGTAAGCAAAGACTTCATGAATCAATTTGATGACGTACTACCTATTGTTTCTGGAATTACTGATAATGCAGCAAAACAATCAGCACTAATTGTTGCAGAACTTCGTGCTGGTAAATTAACTGTTGAACAAGCTCGTGCTCAAATTATTGCATTAAACCTAGAAGTTGAGCGTATGATTACCAGCGCAGTAGGAACACAGGCTGCAGCAATGGGAAGAACACTAAATCCAACAGTTGTTCCTACATTAAATCAGCCAGTAGTAGATGCAACTGGTAAGTCAAATATGCGTGAGCTATTTAAGAAGAGTAAAACTCGTGATCTTATTGATAAGGTAGCTAGATCTCTAGGAGTAAGAACTTCTGGAGCTGGATATAACATTGAAACAACTCGTCCACGTAAGATGAATACTGGTGGATATGTATATGGCATGAATGATGGAAGTATTGTTCCTGGTCCAAATGTCAACGCAGACGTTGTTCCAGCAATGCTCACTCCTGGAGAATTTGTTGTAAACAGAGAAGCAACTGCCAGAAACCTTCCTTTGCTTATGGCAATCAATGGTGGAGCTGGAGATGGCGGACCTAAATTTGCTACTGGAGGAATTCAGCCAGAACTTGGACAAAACCTATATGGACAGATTTTAGATATTGAATCTAGGTATCAAAGCTCGGCGGAAGCATTAAAAACTCCAGATGCAATGGGAAGAACTGGATGGGATAGAGAATTTAGATTTAGATATATAATGAATAATGCTAGCGCTATTCTTGGCCTTGGAATTCCAGGGCTTAGTGTAGATGAAGCAATTAGAATGGCTACAGAAGATTCAGATGAAGTTTTACGTAAGTCTTTCCAGCAGAACCTAAATTTTGGTAAAGGCGATATAAACAGAAAAACATTTAAGACAGAAGCAGAGCGTGTAGCAAAAAATAGACATAAAAAGATTAAAACTAAATATGGAAGATCTTTAATTGGTAAAAGTTCTGCTCAAGCGCTATCTGCAACAAATGCTAGTATAAAGTCAACACAGCTTTTACAAGGATTAGCTGCTATGGATCCAGAAGCTGCAAGCCATGTTTATTCTAAACTATTCCCGCAAGGAATAAATCCAGCAGACCTTAGAGCAAGAAATTTATTTGAGTCAGAGCATATTTCTCCAAGAGCCACATTTGGATATTCTGCTGCTGGAAACTACTTGCAAGCAATTGGTGGAGAGTCATATTTAAATAGATCTCATAATACTCTAAGTGCTCGTGGATTAATGATTAATGCTGTTCCGTCATCTTCAAGACAGGCTGCATCTATAATTGCACAACAGCAAAGAAATAGAGCTGGAGTACCACTTGCACGGGCACGTGCTGGAGGATCTCGCTCAGGCTTTGCACCATTTATGAGAAACTTTATGATGGGTACGTATCGTCGTCCATCATTGAGTTTTGTTGGTGGCATGAATGACGGAGGTATGGTTCCTGGATATAATAATGGCGGAATTGTTTATGCAAATAAAGGTAGATTTATTCAAGGATTTAGACAAGGTGCTACGCCAAGAAAGCAAGGAGAATTTGATCCAAGTGGCGGAATGATGGCATCAATGGCGGGATTTGGAGTAATGGCTGGAGGACAAGCATTATCTGGATCTAATCCTATGCTCGGACAAAGTATGCAAATTGCTGGTATGATAATGCAATTCTATCCATTACTTGGAATGCTTGGAAGAGCAGTAAAAGGATTTACTACTCTAGGAAGTGCTGCTGTAAAATTTGGTTCAATTGCTGGCCGAACATTCCTTATGGTCAAAAATGCAATTGCTGTATTAACTGGACCAATTGGCTGGATTACTGCAGGACTTACTGCAATAGTTGGACTAGCTCTTAAAATTAGAAAAGATGCTGCAGAAAAAGAAGCCAATGAGTCAGCAATGTTCGGTCTATCCGAAAAGGGTGCAAAAGAATTAGGAATTGTTTATACAAATCTCGGAGACAAAATAAAGGCAGTTAGAGAAGAACAGAAGCTTATGGCAGATAAAGCCAGAGCTCAATTTGAGTCATATACCTCTGCTGGAATAACTGGAATATCTCTAACTATTAAAGAGCTTAAGGAACTTAAAGAGCGTGTAAAGACAGACATGCCAGAAATGCTTAAGACTCTTAATAGCATTGATTCTAGTCAATTAACTCAGTGGGCTTCAAACGTTAAGGCTCAAATGGTTTCTGCTGGCAAGAGCGTACAAGAAGCAAATAACCTAATATATGCGCTTATTGAATCTTCTAATAAGGCTGGTATGGGAGTTGCTGCATTAACAGATAAAGCATTTAATGCAATTCAAGATAAAGGATCCGCAGCAGCGTTTGTAGTAAAAACTTTGGCAGAAAATTTTGATAAAGTAAATAGTATAGATTCAGACGCATTTGCTTCAAATGTTGATACTGCTGTAACATCTATGGACAATGCGGTTCAGGCATTAATTGGAACTAAGAATGCTCAAGGCGACATACTAGATGAAGCAGAAGCATTGCTATCTATTTATGGAGAAATGGAAAATTCTAATACAAAGAATAAGGTTCTTTCAGAAGATGTCTTAAAGACTTTACAAAAAGAGCGTCCAGAGCTAGCTGCAATTTTGAATAAAGGCGATACTATTGGATCGATGTATGCTAAATGGAGATTGCTGCTTTCAGGAGTTGCGTTAGACCTAAAGAGCCTTACTGCAGAGCAAGCTGAAATGATTGCTGTATTCCAAGCTGGACTAGATGCTGCTGCACAGACAGCTCTTGTAGTTGGAAATAATCTTTCTGGTGTTCCAAATGTTGCTACTACTCTTAAGAAAGTAAATGACGCACAACTTGCGGCATCAAAGAAGGCCACAGCGGCGGCTAATGGAGAATTAGGTGCAAATAAAGAATTAATAAAGAAATATCAAGAACAGATTAAGTTAATCCGTGAGAGAGCAAATGAGAAGAAGAAAGCTCTTCAGGATACTTTAGATGCAGAAAATACAGAACTAGAATTACAAAAATTACAGCTAGATTATCAAGCAGCACTTGCTCGTGGAGATAAAGATGCTGCAATGCAGGCTCAGCTATCTATTAGACAACTTACCAAGCAATTTGAAGTTAAGAAAGCAATGGATCGCATTGATGATAATGCTGCTAAAGAAGAAGCAAAAGTCCAATCACTAATTGATAAAGAAAATGCTAAAAATGATACAGCGGGTAAAACTGGTCAAAACAATCAAAACTTAGCAAATAACCTTGCTGCTTCAGCAGCTGCAATAACAGGATTTGCAAATCGATTTACTACAATTGCTGGAAATAAAGCTCAGGCAGATATGCTTGATCCAAAGAGTGACGCATATAAAAAGGCTCAGGAAGCAATTAAAATTGATTTTAGCAACTTTATGGTTGACCTCCTTAAATCTGCAAACTCTGATAAATATGTAGCAGAAGCATTTTCTAATTTAATTACTAAAGATCCAAAGACTGGAAAATATGTAGAAGCTCAATCAAAGACATACACATTTCCTAAGCGTGGAAAAGTTACAATGGGTGGAGCATTCGATCAGCTTGGAAATCTATCTGAGAGTATGGTTTCTTTCTCTAAAGAACTTATGGGTAAAAATGGAATATCTCTTAGCGAAATTGATGAAACTCTTAAGAAAGGCTTTAAGTTAGCCACACCAAAGAATGCAACTCTTAAATTAGATAGCGAAAAGGCAGTGGAGTCAGTTCTTGGAATTTCTGATCCAAAAAATTCTTATACCCCTTTTATTCAAGTAAATGGAAAACCAACAGAAGAATTAAGAGCTGAAGTATTAAGAACTATTGTTGAAAAGAAAAAACTTAAAAAGGGTGACATTATTGATGGTCCTTATGGAATCAAATATATAGTTACTACTGGAGAAGATGCAATATTTAGCCCTGCCGCTGCTGAAAGACAGAGAGCTAAGGGCGGTCCAGTCATGGGGTCACAAAGCTACCTTGTAGGAGAAAGAGGTCCAGAGCTATTCGTTCCAGCAATGAGTGGATCAATTGTTCCAAATCATTTGCTTGGACCAAGCTATAATATTCCATCAAATACAATATCTGGAATTGGCGGGGCAGCAAATAATTCTTACAATAATAATGTCTATAATATAGATATTGCTTTAAATGGAACAAATGTTACAGTAGATGATGTAATGAATAGATTTAAGTCCGAGCTCGCCCTTGTAAATGCAAAGCAAGGAAGAATTAGAACAGTTGGAGGAACATACTAATGGCAATGTATTTACCTAGAGGATCAGCCTTATGGATAGAGGCTAAGGACCTGCTTGCCACACCAGCTGGAACTACAAAAATTTGGAATAAAGTAAGTGAGCACAATAGAAGTCCAATAGAGCTTAGCATTGATAGAATTGAAAGATCTGTTAGAACTTCAAATGGGACTTTAAGGAAAAATCATATTGCTGATAAAAGAAGCTTTTCAATGTCATGGGATATGCTTCCGTCATACAGAACTCTTACAGTTGATGGCGGTTGGGGGGCAGAAGATTTAAGACAATTCTACCTTAGCGATGATGGTAAAAAGACATTTAATATTAGAATTAATTTAGCAAAAACTGGATCAGACCAGTCATCATCAGGTTATGAATCATATACAGTTTCATTTACTAGCTGTAACTTTACCGTTGTTAAAAGAGGACTCCAACCACACTGGAATGTTTCTCTATCTATGAATGAGGTCTAATGATATCCCATCCAAATATTGATCAAATAAAAACAATACTGGAACAAGACACCACTCTAGTAATTAATTCTGGCTGCACATTTGAATATAACATGAATACCCTTGTAGATAATATTACAATGACTGGTGCACAGATTAGCCGCACAGATGCAGCAGGTAATACTTATCAGCCATTTAAAAAACTATTTCCAATAGATACTGTAGTTAAACCAAATAGGCCATTAAAGGCTGGAATTAAATATGCAATTGTTGGCGATGTTGGTTCTGGTTCTTATAGAAATCCAAGAGCTAGCCAATATACGATAGATTATCGTACATATTATCCAGGAGCTGAGACAACATACAAATACTATGTGTCCGATAAAGGCACAGGCCTTGACGTTACTGCAACATATCCTAAAACAATTTTAACAAATAAAATAGTTGTAAGATTTGAGTTAGCTCATTCAACTCCTCCAACTTGGACAATTTATAACGGAGCAACACAAATAGCAACTGGGACAAGCGCAAACATTAAAGCATTCGGACAGCCAGATGCTGGAACCGTAACAATTTACTACAACGGAACTTCTTGGTCAACAACAGAACCATCTACTCCTGCTACACCAGTTAACATGACAAGCCTTAGAGTGACTGCTGGAGCAGTTAGCGGTAAATATATTGGTCTTATAGAAATGTCTCCTAGGTGGGTAGTGGACACTACAAATAAAGTAGTAAACTTTACTATATCTAAAGAAAGTTCTTCAAACGCAGACGACGTATTGCCAGTAGGTTTAGTAAGTGCAAACTCTTTATCCATGAGCATGGTTTCATATGAAGATCCTAGGGAAGTAATAGCGTTTGAAAAAACAATGACTTTCGACGCTACAAAAACTTATTTATATAAGAGAGTAGAAGTAATACCTTATTTTAAGCTATATCATTCTGCAGGACCTTTATCAGATTCTGGCGGGAATTATGAAAGAATTAATCAAGGAGTATTTTACCTAGATAATTGGAGCATAGAGGAATTTGGAGACATTTCTGTAACAGCATTAGATGGAGCTAAAATCCTACAAGAAATGACTGCTCCAAGCATTGTGTGCAAAGAATTTTCTACAATATCTATTATGAGAAATCTTCTAGATAATATTGGATTTACAAATTATAATTTTAATACAACATCATCAGACAAGTCCGTATTTGCCCCACGTTATTGGTGGACAGATGATGGTAGAACAGTATGGGAATCAATACAGCAATTGTGTAGAGATTCACAAATGGTGGCCTTCTTTGATGAGAATAATATTCTTCAGTTCTACACAAGAGAATTTTTATTTAACTCTTCAGATCCAATTGATTGGAATTTTAGATACGAAACAAGCGGTAATAATTTACCGAATATATTGTCATTTAATAAACAAGACCTGTCTTCTGCTAATCAGGTAAAGGTTTTATGGAATAGCGTAACTTCAAATGAGTATCTTGGTAATGCCCAGCCTTTATGGAAGTCCAGCCTTGCAGACCTAGGAGCTTTATCTCTAGAAGAAAATTTGCCAGCATCTAGAAATGCTAGCACCACCCCAAATTATATGACTCTAAGGGCGGTTGTTCAAAATGAAGGATCTAAAGGACAAATACTAGATTCATTTAGTGGTTATGTAGTAATTGATTCAGAGATTATAGAGTATGATGCAGTTCAATATTTCTACTATGATTCTAATGGAACTAAGCAGGAAGTATGGATTGAAGATTATCCGATGGCTCTAAAATATTTAGGGCAGGGTCAAGCAGGAGCTTCTAACTATGGACCTAACGATAGATATAGAATTAAAACACGAGGAGCCTTTGACACAAAGGTGGTAGATCATTATGCGGATGCACAAGGCATATTGAATGGGTGGACTGGATATGAGGTTAAATTAGCATGAGTCCAATTTACTACGATTATTATTATTTAAATGGATCCACACTTGACACATATAGTCCACCAACTGTTCCAACACCAGCCAGTTTAAAAATTCCTTATGTTGCTATTACTTATAATGCAGCTGGAACAAGTGCTACTTTAAATATTACTGTTCCAACAACAACTCCTGGAAGTTACGGAGGATCGCTTGCAGGAACAAGCACATTTAATGATCCAGATTTTGTAATTAATACAACTTCTCCAACATATACCATAAATGGTCTTACTCCAGGAATGACATATAGTATGAGGCTTCGTGCATATAGTGGAGTAAATGCTACTGGAACTTATGGTGATTATTACTACGATAAAATTACTCCTCCTAAACCATCTTCTGTTTTAGGAACATTGGCTACTTCATCATCTACAATAACCCCTCCAGATAGCGAATGGGATGATGTTATGACTAGAGCAAAACTAAATCAATTAGCTGCTCAGCAGAAAGCTGCATTAGAAAACAAATTAGTGGATGGGTCTATGGAGGTTGTAGAAGATGCAACATCGGTAATGAACCCAACCTCTACAGGTACTTCGTTTGCAACATCTGGAAATAGAACTGTACAAACCTCATTATTGTCAATATCTAATAATGAAGTAGATAAATCTAAATACTCAATGGCGGTAAAGAATACAGGAATATCTACAGCATATGAGTATTATTCTTTCGGTACTTCTTTATTTTTCCAACCATTAAAAGAAAAAATTAGCGGCTCTGGAGGTATAGGATTTTTTACGTCTAATAATGGACTTACTGGATATTATATTCTAGTTCAGTCTACTTCCAATTTGTCAGATACCGCAGATAAAGAAATCAAGATTATTAAAATGGTTAATGGTAGAAGGCTGGTTCTTAATGATAGCCAAGGAAGCTCTGCTAAAAATCAATTAACTGGAATTTTAGGAGGTCAGTTATATAAACTAGATGTAAACGTTGCAGTTTCTTCTGGTAAAAGAGTTATATCTGCATATATAAATAACTATAAGATAACAGCAACTGATACCACCGATGTTTCTAGCAAAGACGATATTAAAAAAGTTTTGCCAAGAACTGATGGGATTTCTTTATTTTCAGCAAGCGGAACTACCTCATTTGATTATGTATATGCTGCTCCAATTACTAAAGATCAGTATGATGACGGAGCATTACAAAATGTCTATGAGGGTAAATACGGTATAAAGACACTCAGCTTCCTTTTTGGAGATAAGGTTATATCAAATAAAACTATTGCCCCAAGCCAGTTGCCATTCATGGAAGAATTTGGAACGGTAGCTAGAGAATTAAAAAAGATTAAGGTTAAGTATGAAGCTCGTCCAGGAACCCCATTATATACAAGTACTGGTATAAATAAATACGTAAATGTTTTAGGGCAAAGGCTCACATCTTTTGGAGCTGAAATATATGTGCTCAATAACTCAGGAACATTTGTCCCGTTAGATGACTCAAACTTATATTCATTTAGTGTTGTAGGAAATTATATTGTTGTATCTGGACAGCATGAATATGTATCTAATACCCTTAGCGAAACAACTATCCCAGAGCCAGTAATATTTGAATCATCTTGGATTCAATTAGAGTCTGATGCTAAAAATTTGGCTACATGGATTCAAGATCAGTGGTCTAAGAAACAACAGGTTATTGAAATGGAAGTATTTAGCAATCCTATTATTTCAGTAGGCGACATAATTGCAGTTAATCATTCCAAGAATGGATTAGATGGAACTCAAAAATTTGTAGTTACTAAAGTAAATAATAGCTTTGGAGAGGGGTTGAGTACCAGCATTACTGCCCGTTCAATTTATAGTTGATAAATGGTATAATGAAAATATGGCTAAAGTATCAAGCACTGGTGTAGGAATTACCTCTCCCATCGTCGTATATGAGGATGGCAAAGAGGTTAAAGATGTAGCATCGAATTATCTTAGAGTATATCCTGCACGAGTAGCTACAGGAGTTGGAGAAACTTCTTCTAGCTTATATGTTTCATCAGTAGACCCAGAAGATCTAGAGGCGGCAGATAAGGCATCAGAAGATGCTGCGAATGCAACAAAAGATGCGACTAAGGTAATCAAAAAAGCCCCAACGCTTATGGATATTGAAGTAGTTTCTAATACAGTTGTTTATGATGCTGCAGGCAATCCGTCATCTACAATAGTATTTAAGGTTAGAAATTCTAGCGGAGAAGATGTTAAGGCTGTAAATGCGAGGGTCAAGGTACTATGATAACTAAATTTGGTAAAAGATTTCTAACAGATTTTATTGCTGGTAATTCGGACTTTAATAGCAAGGACATAGCCTTGGGTATATCTTCAACGGCGGCTACCGAAAACGATACTAGATTAGGTTTTGAATTCTATAGACTTCCAGTATCACTTACATCGATAGATATTAAAGAAGTATCATCTGTATTTAAATACTATGCAATTTATAAGGCTACAATTCCACAAGATATCTCTGGAGTAATTACCGAGATAGGCCTATATCCTGGAGTTAGAAAATCTACAAACTTCTTTGATAGTAAATTCGTCACATCTTTTGAGAATAATTCAATCTGGTTTGATTCAGTTGGAGGAAATCCTCAACTAAAGGTAAATACTACTAGTCCAGAATTTACAGCTAAAATTGGTGAAAGCATGGTGCAATTTGACGTAGCCACATCATCAGCTAAAGAATATACAAACTCTATAGTTACATTAGACCTTTCTGGATATAGCGTAAACGACAGCTTGTCTATAGCATATAAAAAAGTAGACAATAATGTTAGCAATATTCGTGTAAAGCTTTATAGTTCAGATACACAATACTACTATGCAGATTTTACTCCAGCATCAGGAAGCGGAGATAGAATTCAATCAGTTCCCATGTCAACAGTATTTGGTAATACATCATTAACCCCGCCAGATGCTACAAGCATTACAAAAGTTGGAATCGAGGTAACTGCAGGAGCAGGCGGATCAACAGCAGTTTATTTTGATGGACTTAGAATTAATGACGAAGATACATTTGATCCACAATATGGTTTAATTGCACGACATGTGTTAACAACACCATTGCAAAAGCCTTCTGGTCGTCCAGTAGATATAGAGTATAAATTAGAATTGGAGTTCTAGATGGCAGAAACACTAGAATCATCTGGACAATATTTACCAAAAGATCTTCGAATAACATCTCAGCCTGATGCGGTAGATAAAAATAAATTTCAATTAACAGCTACTGGATTAAAAATATCAGAAGCATATGTTTTTCAATTCCAATATGTATTTCCAGATGGCACACTAAGCGATTGGTCTCCTGGATATTCAATTCTTACTGGGGCCGAAAGTGTTCCTACTGCTCCTACTGGAACTTCTGTAGAAGGTGGAGCAGGGTTTATTAAAGTTTCTTTAGGAACATTTCCTGCAAATGCTCTTAGGGTTGATGTTAAAATTGCTGGCGGAATCTTTGGCGATGGAACAAAAGTTGCGGACTCATTTACTGCGGCTGGAACTAAAACAATAGCCGCTCCAGGTTCTGCAGCACCTGGACTTGCATATACAGTTACACTTTTAACAATAACCCCCTCTAAGATAAGTGGACAAACTACCAATGCTACTACAGTATATGTAACAGATCCAGCAG